GCCAGTGCATCGGTGTGCAGGTGGAGGTAGCGCTGCACGCTGGCCAGGCTGGTCCAGCCACCGAAGGCCATCAGCTGATGCAAGGGGATGCCCCTCGAGGCCAGCTTGCTGGCGCAGGTGTGGCGGGTGGTGTGGATCGTCAGCGCAGAGTCACCAGCCAGGCCCGTGGCACCCTTGGCGGCATCCCACAGCCACTGGAACCGCCGGTAGCTGTAGGGCCAGAGACGGGCACCCCCCAGGGCCGTGTGATGTGGCAGCAGGGCATCAGTTGCCCGTCTGGTCAATGGCACCGATCGGGGCTTGCCGTTCTTGGTGGCCCAGAACGTCACCCGCCCTTTCACCAGATCGACGTGTTCGCACCGCAGCCTTTCGGCTTCACCCCAGCGGGCGGCGGTTTCGAGGAGGAACACCAGCAGATCGGCCGCGGCGGGTTCACCCATCTGCCGGAAGGCGTTGCACAGCATGTCGCGTTCCTGGTCGCTGACCACCCGATCGCGGTGGCCGCCGGCGCGCAGCTGCTGCGGCATCTTCGGCACGTCCTGCAGGTGCCCGTGCAACTGGGCATCGGCGAGCATGGCCCGCAGTGCTGACACCTTGCGGTTGACGGTGCTGGGCCGGTTGCCCCCCTGCAGCAGGAGCTGCCGCCAGGCATCAACCGCGGGCGTGGTGATGGCATCCAGGGAGCAGCCGCGGCCGAAGTGCTCGACCGCCTGCGCGCTGTAGATCGCCGCGGTGCGTTCGTAGGCAGTGCCGCCCCATCGCACACGAAGCGACAGGGCCCGGGCATCAGCCAGGGTGAAGGTGGAAACGGGCCTGGCCTCACGGGTCACCAGCCGCTCGAGGAGCTGCTTCTTGCGGGCCAGGGCCTCGGCCTTGCTTTTGCAGCGTGCGGTGCGGCGCGTGCCGTTCACCGATACATCAGCAATCCAGCTGCCATCGGCAGCCTTGCGGACGGTTCCGCTCATGGTGGTAGGTGGTGGTAGGTGGTGTTCAGAGGGTTTCGAGCTGCCGCAGCAGCGCTCGCCCTCGAGTTGTCAGCCGCACCCGGTAACGGCGCTGCTGGCTTGGGTCTTTGATCGTTTCGACCAGCCGATAGCCGGTTGTGCCGTGGCGGTTCACCTCGCCGAGGGAGGCGACACCGCGCGACACCGAGCCGTTGGTCAGGTTCAACGCATCCTCGAGATCGCCATAGGTGCAGCCGCGCTGGCCGGCCTTTGCCACCTCGAGGAACAGTTGCGCACGGTGCAACGGAAACTCGATCGGGTCCAGAGTCGCAAAAACCCCAAGAGCCCTCTCCAGTTGACCCAGATCCATGGTCCGCTTCCTAGGAAACTCCTACGACCACTCTGACACCGCTGCAGAGTTAGACAGTGCCGCCCCCCGGCACGCTCATGCCAGAGTGAGTAATGCCACAGGCTTGAGCGCATCCGGCACTCAAGAGACACCAAAAGAGAAACAGGCATCCTGTTCTACACCTCTGTAGATAAGTCAAACGTACTGGAGATCAGCCCTTGGCCCTCGCTGGTCAGAACCAGCTGGTCACCACGGCGGTGGGGATGCGGGCGGCTCTGCACCAACCGGAAGGCAGAGTCCACGTAGCGACCCCGCTCCCGGTAGCCGCGCCCCTGCAGCGTGTGGCAGATGCGGCGGATCTCCCGCACGTTCAGCCCGGTCACTTTCACCAGATCGCTGCGATGGTCAACACCGGCGGCGATCCAGAGAAACACCTCGGGGACACCGGGATGTAGCGCACCAGCGCGGGCCATCTTGGCCGCCTGGCGGATGCCGGCCAACAGGCCGGCCACGTTGGCGGGCGTCATCGTCCGCTGCAGCGGTGCCCGCTGCGCAGCCTGACCCTGTTCTCGGGTGTGTCGATCAGACCGTGCGCGAGAAGCTCGGCGCGGGTGGCCTGTTCGATCGCATCCCATGCTGCGGCACTGCGCCGCTGTTCTGCTGCTTCTTTGCGGCGGCGGACGCTGACCGGTGTTCGATACCAGCGCCACACGTTGCCGATGACCCAGAGCGGCACCAGCACCATCGCGGCGTAGAGCGCCTGAAACGGAATGGTGAAGATGTGGAGGATCCAGAAGATTTCAGTGCGGGTCATTGCTGCACCTTCACCAGCAGACCGCGAGCCACCGCCAGATCGTCGGCGGTGTCGGCCCAGTCGCAACAGCCTGCCGGCAGGCCGGCCACCTGGACGGCGAGCAGATCGGACAGCACCCGCACCCGCGGGGCCAGGAGCTGGGTGAGAAGGGCCCGCTCGTCGGGCGTCAGGGATTCGGTCATGGTTCAGGCCTCCATCCCTGCGGCTGCCAGCTGTTCCCAGCTGATCGCCTCCGGCGGCGGTTCACTGCTCACCAGATAGCTACAGGGCCAGCCCATCCCGTCCTCTGGATAGTTGGCCGCATAATGCCGCCGGCTGGCTTCAGCTTCGCGGCGGCTGTCGTAGGCATCGACGAAAATCAACTCGCTGATGCCCCATTCCCTGGCGTAGAGGTAGTGCCGTTGCATGGGTTCTTTGTGGTAGGTGGTGCGGCCGGATTGGTTGCGGCTCCGGCCGGGCCGCGGCGGTTCAGGCCTCCGCGCGGTGAAATGCGGGGCTCGCCTTCACGGCGTCGATCAAGTCGGCGTAGTCAATCGCGCGATCTTCGATCAGCTCAAACCAGCGGTGGCCCAGTCGAACGAACCACGTCCGCAGGCGATCGGTCAGAGGCTCGCCAATGGCGAACGCTTCCCAGCTGGTAGCGGCGACACCGGCTGTTCGGGTCCAGCGGTACGGCGGCAGGCAGTTGAGCGCATCGTCTGCCCGTTCGGGTGTCACCTCGTCGGCTCCGGTGCAGTAGCGGGCCCGGTCGGCTTCCGTCTGCAGCTGGCAGGCCTTCTCGCATGTCATCCGCTGCAGGGTCACCCCCTCCCGGGTGTTGAGCTCCTGCAGTGTCAGGCCTGAGTAGGCGCCGCGGCCGGTGGTCGGGTGTTCTGCGTCGATCGTTCGGGCCTTGGTTGGGCTCCAGAACACGTGGGTGATCGTCACTTTGGTGGGTGGTAGGTGGTCGCTGCCAGAGGGCAGCAGGGAGCCCGAGGGCGAGGCCCTGGGGCTCGGTGCTGTCGTCAGGCCTGGATGATCCGGGCGCCATCGCGGCGCCATCGCCGGCCCGGTTCCGTGGTGGCCCGCCGTGGTGGTGAGCCCTTGCCGAAAAGCCACCCTTTGCCGTGGCAGCTGAAACACACCCCGCCCTGGATGTGGGCGAACCACGGCATGGTTCCGGTGCCGTTGCACCCCCACGGGCACGGGTAGGCGTTCGGGTGGCCCGGCCATGGGTTCGGCCGCATGGCCCGCTCGAGGCTGTCCACGATCAGGCCCCCGCCGGAAGTGCTACGGCCTCGGTGAGGTCGTAGCGGGCGTCGTTCAGGTCGGGCACTTTCCAGATGAACGGCTGGCCGGCGGGCGCTCTGTCGGTGGTATCCCGGGCCGGCAACCAGCCATAAACCCAGAACGGGTAGTTGCGGTCGGTCGGGTCGGGCACAACAACCAGAACATGCCAATCGGGCGCGTAGCCGCGCCATGTGCCGTTCGGGTCGGGCGGGCTCCCCCAGCGGGCCGGCACGGTGTGAACCGGCAGCGCGGCAGGGTCGTCATGTCTGTGGGCAGGGTTCCACATGGTGCAGTGGTGGTGGTAGGTGGTGAGCTGCCAGAGGGCAGCAGGGAGCCCGAGGGCGAAGCCCAGGGGCTCGGTGCTGTCGTCAGTGGATCAGGTGAGACAAGCCGGCATCACGCCACGGCTGCAGCAGCTCGTCGGTGTGAATCCACCCGGGGTCAATCCCGTGGAACTTGTATCCGATCCGCTTGCAGAACTCTTCAAACCTCTTGAGCTCCTGCCTGAACTCTTCGACCGTCTCGCATTGGGTCGTCGTGCAATCGCCCTCGCAGTAGCTGAACAGCACGAGCCTTTGCGCGCTGGCCCAGTTGCCGTAGTAGCTGGCGTCTTGGCTGGTGTCGAGCTGGGCGAAGTCGCGGGGCAGTTTGCTGTCGTAGAGGTAGCGGTCTGCGTTGGCGAAGTCGTGGGAAATAGTGATCGTCATTTGTCGTGGGTGGTGGTAGGTGGTGCGGCCGGATTGGGTGCGGCTCCGGCCGGGCCGCGGCGATCAGTGGCCGATCAGCTGCAGCGCTCCGGCGCGCAGCCGTGCAACCAGTCGCCAGCAGTCGCCCATGTCGTCGCCGTGGCCCATTGCCGACCAGCGCCCCGCGGCGCGGGCCAGGGCCAGAACCAGCAGCTCATGCCCCCGGCCGCCTGGCATGGTGCGGTCGATCTCCCCGCCGGCTTTGCAGTAGGCCGGCCGCGGCAGCCCGGGCCCGGTGTGGGCGATCTGCAGCGTTCCAGCCTCGAGGCCGAACAGCAGCGCCGCGCGTGCTCGCTCGTGTTGCTCGACTGCATCGAGCACGAGGGCCAGATCAGCGCCCGCGATCAGCTGCGGCGCGTCGGTGGTGGTGGTGGTGGTGGTGGTGGTGGTGGTGGTGGTGTCAGTCATCGGTGTTCGGGTGGTAGGTGGTGTCGGTGTTGAACAGAGGCCCCAGGGCCCCGCCATCGAGGGATAGCCAGCCCTGCTCCGGGCCGGCCAGTTGCAGGCCCTGCGGGTCGTATTCGCAGGGGCTGGCCCCCTCGAGGCTCAGAGCCTCCTGCCGGTATCGGTGGCGCGTCATGGGCCCGGGAACTGATTGGGCATTGCCTGAGTCGGTGGCAGGACCGCCGGCCCGTAGACGTGGTGGACAGTGGCCAGCCAGCCCAGCAGCAGCAGGACCGGCACGGCCGCGGCGATCGCGCGCATCAGATCGCCCCCAGCGCTGTCAGCAGCTCCAGCCGGCGACCGCTACGGGCCAGCTCGCAGTGACCGGCAGCCCGCGCAATCGCGCGCAGCTCCCGGACCCTCAGCTGGCCATACATCGCCAGCCGCTCTCCGATCGGATGCACAGCCGGCGCCATCGGTGCCACGGCTGCAGCAGGTGCAGCAGGTGCAGCAGGTGCGGCAGGTGCGGCAGGTGCCACGGCAGCCGCTCGAGCTCGAGCCCCAGGGGCCCGCCATCCGGCAACCGCGCCGGCCAGTGCCACGGCAGCCGCAACCAGCTCCCGGACCGCCAACGCAACCGCCAGCCCGGCAACCAGTGCCAGCTCGATCGGGTGCGCTTCCGTGTGTGTCGTGTGTGTCGTCATCGGTTCTCTCCTTGGTGGTGGTGGTAGGTGGTGCCGGGATTGGCTCCCGGCCGGCCCGCGTCAGTAGCCCAACCAGGCCAGCAACGCCTCGGCATTGCGCGCATCCAACGCAACCCAGCTCACGCCGTGGTTGTCCTCGTGGATGTCGTCCAGACAGAACCCGTGCTCTGACAGCAGCTGCACAGCGTCGGCCCGGCTCAGGTTCCCCTCCTCGTCCGCGTGATCCAGAACGGACTCCTCGAAACAGCAATAGATGGTGGTGGCCATCGGTCCTCCCGGTGGTGGTGGTGGTGGTAGGTGGTGACAGCCCCGCCTCCCTCGCTTCAGGGGTGCAGGGCTCCCGCCAGTCTGGGCTTCATGTGGGGCGGCCGCCGCCGATGTCGTCGGGATGGAGCGTACCTGAAATTAAACTTAACAATCCAACCGGCGGCAGTCTCGGGCCGACCCCGGCCGGTGCATGCCTCTCCCTGCCCCAGGGCCCCGACCCGACCCGGAGCGGATTCCCAATCCGCACCGCGGGCAGGTGCTGGCAGGGCCCCGGCTTGCCCGCTGCCGATCGGGCCCGCATCGGCGCCGCAGGCGGATCAGGCCGGCCCGGCAGGGCAGGCGGGCCCCCCGCAGGGGGGGGAGCGGCGGCGCCCAGCGCAGGGGACACCACCGGATCACGCGACCCAAAAACGGGTAAAAACGAAAAAGCGCGAATTGCGCGGGTCGGGCCAGGTCTGCAGGATGGCAGGAGAGGGGGCCAGGAGAGCCGGGAACGTGCCCGTGAGGCGAATCAGGTGTGAGTGGGCACCCACCCCAACGGAAGGGCCTTGTGAGGGCATCTGCAGGGGTGTTGCAGTGGAGGGCCCTGTAGGCGGGGTGGGTGGGTGTGAATGGGCCGCTGTCTGGTTATGGATTATTTCTTCCCTGAATAGAGAATCTAGAGGGCGCGTCAGATGGGTGAGTGGTGGACTGGCATGAGGTGGGGGCTATGTTGTGGCCACCCTCAACAGGGTAGATAGCACTCCCCTTGCTATGACTGGTTTCAGCATTTTGTGTCCCATGCGTCTTTCCTATGCCAGTCGCAGGAATGTCGTAGGGGTTTCCTAGGGGTGAGATAGCTCTGTTCCCCATAACAAAGCCTCGTTGTTCTTCATGTCAGGCTATTTCGATGAAGCGGATCGTTTCGTGATGGTGCATCAGGCTCAAGACCTGGAGGGCCTTCTCGCAGCTCTCGCCAGGCGTGACCTTCAGCACCGTGACATCAGCGTGTTGTTGGCGATGATCAGCCGCATGGATCGCACCGGCAAGGTGCGTGTCACTGCGCTTGCCCTGGCTGAACAGCTGGAAATGGCGCACACCGTCTGCATTGGTTCCATCAGCCGGCTGCGTAAACACGCTGTCCTGGTCAAGGTCTATGACCGGCAAAGCGGCAGTCATTACTTCATCCTCAACCCCTACGTCGCCAGCATTGGCGGTCCGCAAACCCGCGGACACCTCTGGGCTCAGTTCAAAGCCGCACTGGAGGATGCCGGATGACGCGATACCCTGTGCTTGATTGCACTGCACCCGTGTACGTCTCAAACACCGAGCGGATTCGTCTTGGGCTGCAGGCCTGGGGTTCTGATGTGCCTGATGACGTGGTGGCAGAAGCTGAGCAGGCGCTGCTGGGAGCTGTGTGCCCTGCCCCAACGGACACGCCCGCAACGCCGGCCAAACGGGCGCGCACCACAAAGGGTCAGTTCCAAGCTGATGACCCGGCCACCAAAGAGGTGAACGAAGCCTTTGTTGAGGGTTAGGCTGTGCTCGTCGTGCGGGGGTGGTTCCCTGGCGATCCATCGGTGACCCCGGTGGTAGGTGGTGAAACCCCTTCTGCTTCGGTGGGAGGGGTTTCCCTTTGAGCTGGTCGCCAATCCCACCTGAGATCGGTCCTGGACGGTTCGCCTATTTCGTCTGCTACCTGCTGCGTGAGCTGAACCTGGCAGAGACGCCCACCCGACAGCAGCTGGGCATCTGCGACTGGATGGAGAACGGTCCCAACCGGCAGATCACCGTTGGCTTTCGTGGTGTGGCCAAATCCACCATGGCCGCCTTCCGGGCCTTGCATCGTCTGCGCATTGACCCCTTCAACGAGAAGGTGTTGATCCCTGGCAGCACGTTGGAAAAGGCGGTAGAGATCACCACCTTCATGCAGCGCTGCATCCGTGACATCGACATCCTGCGCTGTCTGGAACCACGCGCTGATGGCCGGAGCTCCACCAAGGCGTTCGATGTGGGGCCCGCGATCGTGGATCAATCGCCTTCTGTTCGTGCCGTTGGCATCCTCTCACCGGCATTGACCGGCAAACGCTGCACCTGCGCCATCCCGGATGACATCGAAACCCTCAACAACTCGATCACACCCCTGAAACAGGAGCGCCTGGCGCAAGCGGTCACAGAGCTCGAGGCGATCCTCAAACCCGACGAGGGTCAGGACCTGCCGCGGATGATCATGTTCCTCGGTACGCCGCACCTCGAGACATCGCTCTACCTGCGGTTGGTGCGTGAACGCAACTACGCCATCCGCTACTGGCCTGCTCGCTACCCCAATCCGAATGACCCCGATCAGTGGGACTGCTACGAGGGCGCGCTGGATCCAAGCATCGC